ACTGGCGGTTATACAGGGGCCAATTTTTATTTAGCACTAAATTCCGCAACCTGGGACCCATCAACAAAAACGCTGGGTGCAGCAACGATTAATCAAAAAACGCATAATTATTCAAGAAATATAGGCATGAACATGAGCAGTACAAAAGCAGTAATGCATTCTTTTGGAAACAATGACTACAGGTTTAATAATACTGACACTGACGGAACAGAATACAACCCAGCATCTTTAGGTGGAGGTTACTCTTATGCGAGCTGGGAGTCTTATGATGTCTTTATTGGAGTCGGAAGTAATTCTACATACGTTTATTTACCTTATTGGGATACATCTCCTGGGGTTAGTGGTTATAACTTTAAAGTTTGCGCTGTTAATCCTTTTAGTAGTACAACACCAACCCCAACCGATTTGGGAATGACGTTTAAAAGCGGATTTAGTTATTATGCTCCTCAAGACGGCAGCTTTTTGGCAAGAATCAATGAAAGCGATTATGTTGGTTTTATCTATTACGATGTAGACACTTATGGTGCAACAACAAGCAATGCTGTAATTAAAATTATTAACGGAGCAAGTGTAGTCGCTACATATACTTGTGATGTTGGAGCTTCTTATACAGGAGGAAATAATGGTTCAAGTGATTCTGTATCCTTTAGCCCTCTTGCCTGGAGCAGTAACCTGCTTTATTCTGGTTCTAATTATACGTAAGTGACATGGCTAGTTTTATTCTTTTAAACACTGATCAAACACCGTTAAAATGGCCCTTAACACCGGGCGACCTTAAAGCAGCGTATCCGAACGTTAGTTTCCCCAGTGATGTTCCAGCCGAAGGATTTCCTGATTTTAATATCTATCCTTTTTTAACAACAGCAATACCTGCGTATAACGCTGCCACAGAAAAAGTAGACGAAGTTGCGCCTGCACAAATAGATGGCACGTGGACTCAGCAATGGTCAATTGTTGCTTTAACGCCGGAAGAAAAAAACGAGGCTGACGAACGCCAAGCTACCAACGTGCGTGCACAACGCAACTCACTTTTGGCCGCTTGTGATTGGACTCAGCTTCCTGATGCCCCAGTCGATCACGAAACCTGGGCCGCATACCGTCAAGACCTTCGTGATGTAACAGCACAAGCCGGTTTTCCCTGGGATATTGTGTGGCCAACACCACCTGCATAATTATTGACCTGACCTAGAGTTAATAAAAAGCTCTAGGTCGATGACAATAGAATTTACAGATGCTGCAAAGCATTACAAGGAAGAGCAGCACCAAATTGATGCATGGAAATGGTTGCAAACTCAGGTTGATCCTGAAACTATCGAAACGTTTGCATCTAAATACCGCAGAGTTGTTAAACCACAAACCAAGTATGAAAACACTTGGGATGGCGTGTACGCAGCAGCTAAAGAAGCTGGAGCTAAATTTCCTGAATGCGTTTGTGCTCAGTGGGCACTAGAGTCAGGCTGGGGGAAACACACGTCAGGTGTTAATAATTTCTTTGGGTTGAAGGGATCTGGCTCTACGGTTAACACACAAGAGTTCATTAACGGCAAATGGATCACGATCAAGGCTGGTTTCCTTGATTTTCCAGATCTTGACACCTGCGTTTCATACCTTGTTGACCGCTGGTACAAGGACTTTGGACGTTTTAAAGGAGTTAATCGCGCTCAATCTCGGAATGAATGTTGCCAACTTTTAGTAAAAGAAGGATACGCAACTGATCCAGAATACAGTACCAAATTAATTCAAATCCTGGATCGTCAGCTGGGCAACAGCGGTAGCAAACAAGATCCTAAAGATCCTCACAGCAATAACTTCAATCCCTGGAGCCCATTCAGCTACAAAGTGACGCCCAACATTACGTATGGCGAACTGACACTCAATCAAGAAAAGCGTCGTTTTACCAAGCAATACCAGTGTGATACAGCAAAAGAACTGTGTTTATTTCTGGAAAGAGTTCGCAAGCAATTTGGTAACAAACCTTTAATCATCACCAGTGCATCTCGACCAGAGCCCATCAACACACAAGTTGGTGGTGCAAAGAATAGCGAGCACACATACGACAAACCGTCCAAGGGTGCCGTTGATTTTTACGTTGAAGGTGTAGACATCTACACTGTGCAGAGATGGTGCGATCAAAACTGGCCTTATAGCCTAGGATACGGTGCACCAAAAGGGTTTGTTCACCTTGGCATCAGAGAAGGCAGGCCGCGCGTCCGTTGGGACTACTGAGATGAAGAAATATAAAGAGCCACGGATCCGTGTCAATATCTGCTGGGAAATTGGAGACGAAAAAAAATGCGTCACCCTAGATAAGAGTGACGCTTATGCAACGCGTGATTGGGTAGAAAAACAAAATGGAACCGTGTTTTGGTTTCAAGCTTTGCCTGATTGATCAACGTTCTTTAGCGCGACCAATATTCAGGGCCAGAAACTCCAGCACTTTATAGGCTTTACCAAGGATGGCATCATCTTTGGGCGTAGGCGTTAACGCACAGATGATTGAGGCAGCAGCATGAATCGACAGCGCGATTTCAATGTACTCACTAAGTTTAGACATGGATTTACTCCGTTTCTTTTATTCTAAAAGGAGATGCGTTTTATTCAATCTTTAAACATCGTAAATACGACAACCCAAAGCATGAGGATTTTGCTGGCAGTAAACAAACCAAGGATGCACGGTTTGTTTTTTAGGTTTGGACAGCCAACGCAAGAAGGTTTTAATCATGGCCTGTTGGTTAAAGGAACCAGAAGATCCGGGAACGGTTCTGTGTCTTGGTGATCTCGCTCCCAGGAGTCTACCCATTCGGATAGAGAGTGATCATGGATTGTGTCCCAATACGCATCATTTCCTGGTTCAAGAACAATCTTATAAAGATCTTGTTGTTCAACAGGAATTTCACCTCCAATTAACCAGGTAGCGTCAGCCGTTACGGTAACTGTAACACCGGAATTAATTTGTACATTGAATGAACTATATGCATTTAAAGCCGTTGGATCGGCTGGAATTGTTCTATTTGTCGTAATAGGAGAAGAAACAAATTCAGTTGTGGATGTCGCGATGTCCGTCTCCAGAAGGAACACGCTTCCATCATCGTCTTCTAGTTCAAAAAATCCTTCTGTCGTGGTAAATTCAACAACAACAGCAAGGTTGTAAGCCAAGGGCTCGTTACGTGTTGTTGAAACACAAATCAAGTAACTACCTGCATTCAACGGATAATAACGCTCATCCCCACGATCCAGACGCAAATTAGAAAATTGATTGTAAAGATCAGATGGAGCACTCATCACCGTATTTAAATACGGCACATAAACAGTGCTGCCAGTTGGCACCTGGACAGAATCAGCATCAAAGATTGCTTCGCCCTGGATGGGGGTTTTGTTTAAGTCATAGACAGAGACTTGAATGTACTTGGGGCGCGGTGGGCCTTTGGTAATAATGATCCAAGCAGGAGACAAAATGTTGACTTGGAACCAGTGGTTATATGTTCCACCGCCATAGCCACCATTAGACGTTTGATTTGTATCTGCACGTCCGATGACTTTGTTTTGAGGTCCCAGGGATCCGTGTAGATAGCGAATTGTTGTGGAATTAAAATTACCAAGAACCAAAGGATTGTTTTGTGTACGTTGAGCTTGGCTCAACTGGTTTCTTGCCATTTTATTTTGTAGCTCTACCGGTATATATCATCATAAACGGGGCAATTCTGGTTTACTAACGGGTGTTGGATCGTACGTTTGTACTGACGCTCTCTTAGCAAACGCACTTGAGTCTCAGATTGAGAATGTACAAACTGCATTAATTTCTCTGGCTTGAACTCGTAATCGAATGGGCTGATCGTGGACGGTGGGAACAAACGATTCCAGCTTGAGACTAAGTGCAGAGGGTTGAGACAGCTTTTGTTCCCGCAGGTGCGTGTGACGAACATAGATCCCACATCCCCCCAGGCACAGTGGTAGATCGCCTTCTGGGCACTGATGTTGCCTGACTTGTCCTTGGTGTACAGAGATCGGTAGGAAGGCATGCAGACGCGTTTCTTCGTGAGCTGAGGAGCCTCCCAGCACTCACCAGGATCACCAACAGCGATTTGGGACCACAGGCTCGCGTACTTGTGCTTGTAGTCCCCATGGAGGTAGTTCAGGTCAAACCCACAGATGTTGTCACGGATCTTGGTGGCGCACTTGTAGCACCAGTGCGTGTCAAGAGAACGGATGTCGTGACCATGGGCGCAGGGGTATCCACGGTAAAGACCGTGTTGCGTTAGTTCATCCGTACTTAGGGCCTCCACGTTGGGTATATGCCTGAAACCGCTGTGCTGCTGGGCGATCTTGGTCATTTTGCGTGGGAGGTTGGCCATGGATGGAAGGGATGGGACGGTCGGACTTTCCGACTTTGCCCCCTGTTTCATCTTTATTCTATTTACTCCCTTACATTTCGTGCACCAAAGTGTAAGGGTTTCTCGTCTTGAGACCAAATGAGACGCATAAGACACAACCCCTTACACTTTGGGTGTCAAAATGTAAGGGCCTCGTGTGATTAAAGATAGAAATACCCCCAAAGTCGGAAAGTCCGACCAAAGTCCGACCTCAACCCACCCCTTGGCGGACCCATTCCAAGTCTTACGTGCGACGCATGAGATTTTTTTGACACAAAAAAGCCCCTGCCGAAGCAGAGGCTGGGCCACCCACGAGACTCTTGATCAGCTTACTGCCCCAAGCGGGACCTTCCGCAGGCTTTTGCTTTTCTTCACCTTCCGTGGTTTCTCACTGATCTCAGGTTGGACTGAATGATCCACTTGGTTCAGCACATCCTCAAAGATGCCGCCAAACTGAGAGGCCACCGTATCCCACACATAGATGTCGCTGGTTGCCCGCTCATAACACGCTTGCGCCACACGGTCCAGTTCTGTGCGATCTTCATACAATTCCGCCAGCAGGTCTGCCAGGTGGTCAACGGAGGGGCAGGGCATCTCCCTGGAGTAGTTGGTATCCACATCAACGTGGTCACAACGGATCAACTTGCCGTAGCCATCAAAGATTTCCTTGCATGACGTGTGATCCGGAACGATTTGAGCAACGCGACAGGATGCGTGCTCATGGTTCACAAGACCATGTCCTTCCCCTTTACAGGTGTTGACACCCACATCGGCGCAGTTGTAGATCGTGTTCAGTAGCTCCACGTCCACATTGGGAGGTGCCTCGGTTTGCGTGGTCATGATGATGCGACCATTGGGGTCCAAACCTTGCCGGTGCATGGCACGAGCAAATAGACTCATCACGTCCCACCCCTGATCTTTCATGCCCATGTGCAGATACAGCTGAGTATCTGGACGCCCAACCGCAAATTTGGCGAAGGCATCAATCGTGATATCAATCCGTTTGCGGAACTGATTCCTGTTCCCGTTGAATACGATGAAGATATCTTCTTTGAGGTTGAGCTTGCGCCGAGCCTCTTTACGATCCATGGGATAGAACTGACCAGCAGTCACACCATGGGGAATGACCGCAACAGGCTTGCTGTAACCAGAGGCCACCACCTCTTTGGCGCCAAATTCCGTATAACAAACAGATGCGTCCCATTCATTCATGGTATCGAGGATGCATCCAGTCCACCCATACGAATCCATTGGGTAGTACCCAACAAACTTGAAGGCGCCCGCCTTATGGATGTCTTGGATCTGACGATACAACTCATTCAAGATCCAAAGATCATTCATCACAAAAACAAGGTCC